ATGCGGGTTCACAAGTTGGAGACTACAATAAAGTAGCAGACATAAACGAAGAAGATGAAATGGATTATGAATCAGACACCGAAACGGAAATCGCTGAACTAAGGGCTAGATTGGCTGAATTGGAAGGTGATGACATGGATATGGGTGATATGGAAGATGATGACATGGATATGGATGAAATGGATGACATGGAAATGGATGACATGGATATGGATGAAATGGATGATATGGATATGGGAGATGAGGAAGAATATGATACAACCGGCGATGAAGATACCGAAGATGATATGGATTTGGAATCAATCATCAAAGAATTGGAAGCTCAGTTAGGTGATGATGAAGATTCGGAAGATGACATGGATATGGATGAAATGGATGGCTCTGATGAGTATGGTGCAGATGACGCAGGTGATGATGAAATTGACTTAGAAGAAATTTTAAGAGAAATGGAATCTGATATGAACGGTGGCGATGATATGGAGTATGGTGATACTGAATCAGAGAAAGATGCTGAATTAGAAGAAGCTTACAAAACTATTAAATCACTACAAGGAACTATTAACGAAGTGAACTTATTGAACGCTAAGTTATTGTTCGCAAACAAACTATTCAGAGCACACAACATGACTAACGAACAAAAAGTTAAAGTGATTGAAACTATGGATAGAACAAAATCAGTAAGAGAGGTTAAATTGGTATTCTCTACATTAGCAGAGAACTTCAAATATGCCACTACTACAAACAAATCAACAAAAAAATCAATTTCGGAAGGAATCGCTTCTAAAACGATTAAATCGACAGCACCTAAAGTGGCTAAGCAATTAATCGCAGAATCGACAAATGTATCGGATAGATTTAAAAAGTTGGCAGGAATTATTAAATAATTAAACACAAAAAAAATAATAGTACATACAATGAACTTAAAAAAATTAATGAATGGTGCTAACCCACAAAGCATTATGCTTGAGCAAACCAGAGGTTTGAAAGCAAAGTGGGAAAAAACAGGTTTGCTGGAGAACGCAGGTTCGGAGACAACCAAGCATGGTATGGCAGTAATGCTAGAAAACCAAGCAAAACAATTATTGGATGAGGCTACAAGAACAGGTACTTCATCTGGTTCGGAAGAGTGGGCTGGAGTTGCATTACCTTTAGTAAGAAGAATCTTTGGTTCAATTGCTTCTAAAGAGTTTGTTTCGGTTCAACCAATGAACTTACCATCGGGTCTTATTTTCTACATGGATTTCAAATACGGAACTAACGCAGCTGGTAATCCAGATTTCTCAGGTTCTTCATTGTTTGGTAACGGTGGAACTTTTGGTAAAGATTCATTATCACCATCTGGTAACAAATTGGGTTCAACTCAAGTAGCCGAAGGTGGTTTATATGGTGCAGGTAGATTTGGATATACAATCAACAACGCAACTGCGGCAATCACTGCAACTGTTGCTTCGGCTTCATTAGGAGATATTGATTATGATTTCTCAAACGCTACTGTTTCTGCTTCATATGCTGCTAACACTTTGAAAAAAGTAACTGTTGCATTACCATCGGATGCAGATTTTAACGGTATAAGAGCATTTGAACTATCATTACTATCGGGTTCATCTACTTTCTTCCCACAATACACTACTAAGAATGGTTCAAACGTTGAATTTGTTGCAACTGTAACAGGTACTGGTTCTGCTGGTGCTAACGGAGCTTCTTTGGCATACCATGTACAACCTACCGATATTACAAGAGGTGATTTCGAAGATAAAGGTGCTAACTTGGCAATTCCTGAAATCGAATTAGAATTGAAATCAGAACCAATCGTTGCTAAAACTCGTAAGTTGAAAGCAATTTGGACTCCTGAATTGGCACAAGATTTGAACGCATATCACTCGGTAGATGCAGAAGCAGAATTGACTCAAATGTTATCAGAGTATATTTCTTTGGAAATTGACTTGGAAATACTTGAGATGTTGCAATCTAACGCATTTACAACTGATTACTGGAGTTCAAGAGTAGGATACGATTGGACTGGTGCTGGATTCGCTATCGATTCTAACGCAGCAGCTGCATCGGCTTACACAAAGAGTACTTGGTATCAAACATTGGGTATCAAACTTCAAAAGGTATCTAACAAGATTCACCAATTGACTATGAGAGGTGGTGCAAACTTTATCGTTGTATCTCCAAACGTAGCAACTATATTGGAATCAATGAATGGTTTCTCTGCAAATCCTAGTAAGGATGCGTTAACTTTCGCAGCAGGTGTAACTAACATCGGTTCTATCTCTAACAGATATGATGTTTACAAAAACCCATATATGACAGAGAACGTATTGTTAATGGGCTTTAAAGGTTCTAACTTCTTCGAAACTGGCGCAGTTTATGCACCGTATGTTCCGTTGATTATGACTCCTTTGGTGTACGACCCTACAAATTTTACTCCAAGACGCGGTGTCATGACTAGATACGCTAAGAAAATAGTCCGCCCCGAATTTTACGGGAAAGTTATCATCGATGGATTGGAGACTCTATAATATTGAAATAGAAGATATTATACCAATTTAACGTGTAAATTAAAGGGAAAGTGTAAATACTTTCCCTTTTTTTTATGCATTTTTGCTTTTTGAAATTATTTTATATATTTATAGTAAATACACCAAATAGAGGTTATATGATATATATTAGAAATTGCCCCAAATGTGGGGATGAAATCCAACATAAAAATCCAAGAAGTTTTAAATGGGCTAAGCGAGATGGAAAATCATGTCGAAAATGTTATAGTAAGGATATTTCCAATACTTTGAAATCAAAAATTGAAAATGGTGAGTGGATGCCGTATGTTAGAGATTCTAAAATAGAAAATCAGAAACCAAAGAATTTTAAAAGAAGTTGTTCGGAATGCGGTAATGATATAGCATACGTTACATTAAAAGGTTTAAAAAAAGGAGAGAGAGGCAATACTATATGTAATTCATGCTCGGCCTACAAATATAATAAATCGTTTACTAATATAATAACAGAAGAACACATCTTACAAATGAGAGCCACTAAAGCGGGTTTTCAAAATTTTGATGAATACAAAGAGTTATATCCTAAAAAGCAATTCTATAAAAGAGAAGTATGGAGACTAACCTATCGAAATCCATTAAATACTTTAGATAATTGGAATCTACGTGGGAGATGTGGAGTTGAGGGAGCATATCAGCTAGACCATATAAAAAGTATTAATTGGGGATGGGAGAATGGTATAGAACCACAATTGATTGCGGAATGGGATAATTTGAGAATGATACCTTGGAAAGATAATTTATTAAAATCTTCAAAATAATAATACGAGTGGAAGTTTTAACTTATTTAGTTCTATCTTATATTTATATATAACATAATTCCAACACAATGGCATATCCAGAAAAGCAATATCAAAGACAAGAAACTGCAAAAGAATATACTACTATATATACATTAGATGCTACCGATAAAATCGCATTAAGGCAAGAAGATGGTATGTTAGGATATGCATCGGTGTCAGATTTAACATCTTATATAAATTTAAGAACTGCTGAAAAATTAGGTTGGGCTAGATATGATGATACACAATATACGACTTCATCTGTATTTAGTTTAACAACTGCCGCAGGTGCACAAATACTACCAAATAACGGTGGAAATACGATAGAAGCTCATTTGCATTCTACAATACCATTTTACGATAGTGTTTCTAAAAAGATACAAGTAGAAAATGTAAATGATGTTTATATGTGTACAGTTGTATTTGATGCAAAAACCACAAATGCAAATGCCGCACATCTAAGACTACAATTAGATAATACCGTTGGAACTCCATACGAAAGAGTTGGTAAAGATTTATTTTTTGGAAAAGGAAATGATGTATGGCATCCATATCACGAAGTTTTTCAATGGTATGGTGATACAGATTTTTTAGAAAATGGTAATTATTGGAAGGTTCAAGCATTTGGTGCAACCGTTAGTATAGCAAACGTAATATTCTTTATACAACGCACTCAAAATCATACCACATAAATTAAAAAGAGTAGTTTTATCATCTCTTTTTTTATTTCTATATTTATAACTTTTTATTTTTATATTTATAAGTAAATATAATCGGAATAATATGTCTTTAAATTTAAAATGGGCAGGAAGTGGTTCTGCTATATCAGGTTCAACTCCGTTTGGAATATACGATACCGATGTAGACTTTATACGCGATGGGCCAAAAACGGCAGTATGGTGTGCAAAGCGATTGGGATATCCAATTGTTGATGTTGAGATAATTGATGAACAATTTTACGCATGTTTTGAAGAATCGGTATCGGAATATTCAGCACAAATAAATCAATTTAATCTTCGTAATAATTTAGATATTCTAAAAGGGCAGCCAAAAACTGCTAGAAGTAATTATTCGCAAACATTGGTAGATGGTTCGTTTTTGCCAACTACAATCAGAATGTCGCAACAATACGGAACATTGGCGGGAGTTGGTGGTAATACGCCCATTAAAAAGGCATACATTGAGTTAGTTGCAGGTCAGCAGAAATATAACTTAATGAGTGCATCAATTGATATAGACCGTAGTGCATCATTTCAAGCACTATTTAGTGGTTCATCTACAATAGATGTAACTCGTGTATATTATGAAGCTACACCTGCTATTCAAAGATTTTTTGACCCATATTCGGTTGGAGGACAAGGAACATTGAATTTATTGGATGAAATGGGATTTGGCTCATATTCACCAGCTGCTCAATTTTTATTAATGCCACTATATGAAGATGTGTTAAGAATACAGGCAATCGAATTGAATGACCATATCCGAAAATCACATCATACCTTTAATATTGTCAATAATATAATTGAAGTATTTCCATTACCGCAAAATAATGGTATATCTAGGCTATATTTTGATTATATGAGTAGAGATGAGTTTGAGCATAATTCTCAAATTATACAACCCGAATCACTTTCAGATTATTCAGATATACCATACGATTTTATCCAATATTCCCTTATAAATGATGTGGGTAAGCAATGGATTAGAAAATATACATTAGCATTGGTAAAGGAATTATTGGGTGCCATTCGTGAAAAATATAATTCAATTCCAATACCCGATGGCGAAATCAGTTTGGATGGAGCAGCATTACGAGCGGAGGCTCAAGTTGAAAAAGAAATGCTTGTAGCCCAACTTAGAGAAAATTTGGAAGAATTGAGTAGAAAAAATGTGATGGAAAATAAAGCACACGAATCAGACCATCAGCAGGAAATGTTAAGAAAAGTTCCGTTAAAAATATATGTAGGATAATATGCCAAAGTTTGTATCAGATAGAGATGTAACCTTTTTTAAAGGATTAGCCAGAGAATTAGTAGATACGGTTGTCGAAAACGTAATCGTATTATTCAAAGTGAATTTGAATGAAACGAAAGTGAATTTGTACGGCGAATCGATTAATAAAACGTGGTATCCGGGCGTAGAACTATACGGTCTAATTAATAAAGAAGCAGAAACTGCTAATTATGAGGGATTTGGTTCGGACACCAGCCAAAACATAGAATTCAGATTAGATAGATGGATGTGTGAAGAAAAAAATACATATCCAGAAATTGGAGATGTTATACTATTTGATAATTCATATTATGAGATAGATAATACAAACGAAATACAATTTGTAGGAGGACAACCTAAAAATAACTTTAGCATAGTATGTAGCACATTTATGATACGTAAATCTACATTGAATATACAAGAAAGAATTGATTAAATATGGCAATAAATCCGTTAAAGCTCGATTTAAATAGAGCAAGAGAAGTAAAATCTAACATTGGCGATGTCAAAAAGAGTGTAGGTCTATTTGATATAGACTACGCAATGATGACGTATTTGGAAGATGTTGCGTTGCCGAAATTGGATTATAATGGAAAATCGGTAAGTATTCCGGTTATATATGGTAATTCCGAAAGATGGAAAGGGGCAAGACGTGAGGGGGTTTATAGAGATGCAAAAGGGCAGATTCAATTGCCATTAATGATGCTTCGTAGAACATCAATTGCCAAAGATGATACGATGCCAATGCAAAATAGACACGTATCATATCCTACTATTACCAAATATTCAAAAGATAATAGATATGATAGGTTTACTGCGCTTGGTTCAAATGTGCAACCTAAGTATGAGTTATACAACATCATAATGCCAGATTATGTGGAAATTAATTATGAATGTATGGTTTGGACTGATTATACGGAGCAGCTAAATTCAGTAATTGAACAATTAAACTTTACATCACAATATTGGGGAGATAGGGATAAATTTAAATTTAGAACATCCATTTCGGATTTCAACGTAATAAATGAAGTTGGCGAAGGTTCTCAACGAATAAATCGTGTTGAATTTAGTTTAAATGTGAAAGCACATTTACTTCCTGATAAATTTGATGGAGAATCCACTACAAGAAAATCGCTATCAATAAAGCGAATTGTAATTGCAACCGAAACCGATGTAACAAGTGGAACAGGTCGATTGGAAAATATATTAACAACTCCATCACCATACTATGATAATAAAGATTTAGTTGATTTTTTATCATTAAATAGTAGTAGGAATCAATCCACGATAGTAAGTAATACCATAACATTCGATGATATAAAGTTAATAAAAACACCAGCCGCATTATCATCGATTGTAACGGGTGCAATGACTATTGGAAGTAATATATATGATGTTAAAGTATATATAAATGGTGTAAGATATCAGCAATTAAACCAATTCACAGCATCTTTGGTGGGAAATTCACTTATTATAAATTTTAATTCTGCGGAGTTAGGGTTTGAAGTTGCTCCCGGTGATGATGTGAGTATAACTGGTAAATTTATTGATTTATAATGAAAAGGAATATATTAGATATAACTCAAAAGATGTTTAGAAATCCCGTAAGTGTTAAACTGACTGCTATGGATTTATCCGATGATATATATTGGATTTTTGAAGCAAAGGGTTGGCGATTTGTGGATATATTGAGAGAGATTGAATATAGAATTACACAAAATAGATTGAAACTTCATATAAATACGCAAATTATAAATGCAAACGATTATTTAGTTGAACAAACATCCACTGGAATATTAATAAAATTTATAAAAAGTAAATTTCAATACAC